CGGGGTGACGCCGACAGACGCGGCAATCTTGGCGGCCTCTTTGGAGGCGCTGACCTTGACGGCTTCAGCTTCGAGCGCGGCGGCCTTGAGGGCGGCGGCTTCGGCTTCGATGCTCTTGACGACTTCGGTGAGGCTGGCGATGGAGGCGTCCTTGACGGAGGCTTCGACCTTCAGGCTTTCGAGTTCCGCGGCGGCGCCGACGGTGAGCTTCTCGACGGTGGCACGGAGGTCATCGCGTTCGGCGGTGAGGCCCGAGAGGGCAGCCGAGGCTTCGAGCAGTTGTTCTTCGATGGTCATCTTGAGTTTGCGGGAGTTGGAAACTTAGAAGGACCGCAGGGCTTCGGAGAAGGAGTCAGCCAGCCCGGTAACCAGTCCCTGGGCGGCGGCCTGCTTGCCCGAGAAGGTCTGGCCTTCCATGGCTTCGGCCTTCACCATCTTGCGCTTCATCAGCACGGCGGCCTTAAACTCGGAGTGAATCTCGTCCACGCTCTCTTGGAGGTTCGCCATCTGGCCTTCGTCGAGGGTCGTGCCTTCGATCCCAGCGCCCTTGTACTTGCCGGACTTAATGACGACCATCTTGATTCCTGCCATCTTAGCGGCTTCGGAATAGTCAGGGACAGCGAGGTACACACCGATACTCCCGACGGTCGCCGACTTTGAGGAGAGCACCCGATCAGCAGCCGAGGAAATCCAGTAGGCAGCGGACGCCATCTCGGTGTCAGTGTAAGCCATCGTCGGCTTCTCAAGGTTGCGGACTTTGTTGGCGAGTTCCTCGATGCCGGTGACCGTGCCACCAGGGGAGGAGACTTGCAGGGCGATACGCGTCACGTCTGGGTTCATGGCGAACGCGTCGATAGCAGCCGACAGGTCGTCGACATCCACGGCGCCTACCATCTTCTCGACAGGGCTTAGACCCTTACCCAGCACACCGTAAACAGGCACGACGCCGACACCGTCAGCGGTCACGTAGGGCTTAGGAGCGATGCCGAAGAGCTGTGCCAGCATATCGGTGAAGCCGAACTTCTCAGCCAGGACAGCGTGGTCCTTGGCCTTGGCCGGGTCGATGAGGAGGGGCTCGCGGCCCGATAGGCCATTGGTGAGGAAACGCATGGGTTTAGGAATTGGGTTGGTCTTCGGATTCAGGCTCTTCCGTGTCGGCAGGCTCGTCTTCGTCGACAGCCTCGACCGTACCGATCGGGGTGTTGGTCGGGCGGAAGAGCAGCTCGAAGGGGATGCCGTATTGCTTGGCAAGGTCTTGGATATGCACCATGTCAGCGGCGCGCTTGTTCATCTCAGTGCGGAAGTCTAGGCCGCGCTGAGCGTAGAGCTCAGACATGGACAGTAGGCCCATCTCAACGTCCGCACGGTCGTTCGCGGCTTCACGGCCAGCGTCGACGGTGACAGACTTCGGGGTCGTCCAAGAGACTTCAGTCCATTTCGGGTCGTCTGGGATGTCGCCGGCGGCGATGCCCTGGCCGATGATGTAGCCCCAAGTCGGGACGCAGAACTGTTCGATGACGATGGTCTGGTACTTGGCGAAGACGCGGCCAGCCTTGGCGGTGACGAGGCGAACGGTGGCGCCGCCTAGTTTGGAGGAGTCGCCGACGAACTCGTAAGGCAGGACGCCCTGAGCGATGTCGCGTTCAAGCGCCTGTAGGAAACCGACGAACGTGCTGTTAGGGCGGTTGCTCTGGAAGGAGTTGAGGGACTCGCCCTGGTCAAGCACCAGAAGTTTGCCGCCCATCGTGTTGGCGATGGAAGTGTAGGAGGGGGTGTTCAGTGCGCCGAGCTCGTTGGCTGTGTCCTGATCGAGGACGCCGCCGTTTTTGGAGATAGTGCGTACGACGTCCCCGTTGTCCTTACACGCCTGCTTCTCCAAGGCTAGGATTTCCATGGAGTCCTGGATACTCAGAATACTGGATTGCATCAGGGGTACTCCACGGGCGCCGCTGGCGTACTCATGGTCGACGACGTGCATCATGGACTGCGCAAGAATCTGGCGGTTGCTGCCGTCAGACTTGTAGACGTTCACGGCATTGTATTCACCGTACGGGCCATAGACGATACCGTCATGGATGCCAGGGATGACCACGTTCTCGTCGAGCGGGTCGCCGACGCGGTGGGCTTCCATCAGCTGGAGTTTCGCATCGCCGGTAGCGTTACGCACCTTGGCGGCGAAGGAGTCACCGTCACGGATCATACCGCGAAGCAGAATGGCCTGACAGTTGTAAAACGAAAAGCGGTTCGTGATGTCGATGCGCTTGCCCTTCTCAGCGAAGTAAGCCTCGTAGATTTCCTGCATCTCAGGGGTCGACGCGTGGCTCTGAGCCTTGATGCCGTCGCCCACCGAGTAGAGCACCATGTCGTTTAGAATCTGTTTGAACAGGCCGCTGTTACGCTCTGCCCATCGGCACTTGCGGATCATCGCCATGCGGTTCCACGGCGTCAGGTCTTGGCGTAGGTCGCCCGGTGCTTGGCCGAAGATGGCACGGCGCGAGTTCGAGAACATCGTGCTCTGCCACCCCGAGTAACTGCCACCGAAGCCACTGCCCTGCGTGTCCATGACGGCGGCCTGTGGCTTGAGCGCAGGCGCAACAGCAGCCGCCTTGAGGACGGGCTTACGGAGGCTGACAGTCGGGACTTTGTTCTTGCGGGGGGCCATAGATTAGTCGCGGCGCGTAGACCAGGAGGTCGAGATGACCGTGGTGCGGCGTCCGTAAGTGGCCGGGTCGAGGCGGCTCAGGGCGAACATCGCCTCGGAGAGCATCTCCTTTGCAGGAAGGGCCATCTGGCGGCTCGCACTCGAACCACTGTCAGAGTAACTCATTAGGACTTGGCCCTGAGTAATGAGGGCTACAGCCTTGGCTTTAATGTCGAGGAGTTCGCACTCCGTAAGTCCGATGAAGAGTCCAGAGGCCATTTAGATATGCCCAGATTGGAACGAAGAGGGGGGTGCGCCGACCAGCCCACGCCACAAGCTTCTTCCTTCTTGCAACACCGAACGGCGCACCCTTGCAGATAGCGTGCTCATGTTCCGCTCTGAGGCAAGTCGGTTTCGGTGGTTTCCCGACCGGCGATGCCCCAGCGGACGGCGGCCAGGAGGGCGAGGATTTCGCAGTCAAGGGCGTGGTTGTCCTTCTTCCCCTGGGGAAGTATCCAGTGCGCCTTGCCCGTGCGGCGGTCTTTGACGCGGACTTCGGAGTTCAGCTGCGAGACGTACTCGGGGTCGGCGTCTAGGGCGTAGCTCCAGCACTTTCTAGCCCGGAGCCCGTGGAGGAGGTCTTTGCCGGCGAGGTTGGAGTGCGAGACGAGGATGGCCCGCTGCGGTATGCCAGGGACAACAATGGCCTGCTTCTCGGAGTAGTAGCGGCGGCTGGTCTTGCCGTCCCGATCGGTGACAGCGAAGTCTTCGGAGCCCGACCCCTTGGCCGTCTTCCAGTTTCGGCGGGCGCACTCGCGGTAGACCTCGGAGGTGTTGTCTCCGGAGTCACAAAAAACCAGGGCCGGGTGGACCGCCCATTGCTTGGCAAACGCCTCCACGTTGTCCCAAGTCTCGATGCGGGCGAAGGCCAGCAGTCGGCTGTGCCCGGTCTTAGCCCAGCGCCGAACGACCACCCAGAAGTGACCACGCTGAACGTCGACGCCCATCGTGCGGAAGGCGATGCTACCCTGCGGTGCGTCCGTCTGCTCGATGACCCGGCCCTTCGGCGAGATCATGGCCTCGGCGTCCCATGCGTCGCCCATCTTGTAGTTGGCAGACTCGGCGGTGCTGACCATCTCGCCACCCTCTTCTGACCAGGGCATAGCCAGCCGCTTCTGCTTGAATTGCATCCGGGCGTTGTCGTCGCCGTATTGGTCGACTGACTCCTTGGCCTTGAGCATCAGCACACCCAGCTCGCCCCAGCTCATCGTCGCAAGGGCGTTCCAGTGCAGGCCGATATGCCCCGCGTTGACCGATGCGGCGGTGGTGATGAACGTGCCGCGAGCGTTGGCTTCGATGCGCGTGGCGTTTGTGTCAGGGAGCAAGGTGCGGCAAGACGCGCACTCGTAGGTCGTGCCGGCGTTGACCTTGTGCAAGTCCCATGACCCGCTGACCTTGGCGTCCTCGGGAAACCTGATCTGCTCCCACACCCAGGGCTGAAGGTGGTCGCACTTCGGGCAAC